CAAGCGCGTCAGTTAATTGATGAAGCATCAAAAACTGGTACCGCTGCGAATTCTGAAGAGTGGTCAGGTGTTGCACTTCCCTTAGTCCGTAAGGTCTTTGGTGAGATTGCAGCAAAGGATTTCGTCAGCGTTCAGCCGATGAATCTTCCTTCTGGACTCGTCTTTTTCTTAAATTTCAAATATGGCACAGCACAACCTGGTTTTGCAGTTGGTGACCAAATTCATGGTACAACTAACGCAGCAGCAGACGCTTCTGGTGGACTTTACGGCGCAGGTCGTTTTGGATACTCGATTAATGAAGCAGCTACAGCAGCTATCGCATACGGTAGTTGTACAGACGCAGCAGCAACATGGGATGAAGTTAATTTCGACCCTGCACTCTCTGCATCTGTAGCAGCATCTAGTCCAGCTAAACTACGTAGTGTAATTGTTCCTCTGGGTGTAACCGATGCAGATCTCGAAGGCGCAAGAGCCTGGAAGATCGCGGCATCTGTTGGAGCTCATATAACAGCTTACTACCCAGCACATACTAGTGTTGACTCGTCTTACAATGCAAAATTCTTTGTTATTGGAACGACCTTAGCTGCTGGAACTGTAACAGTTACCTATCATAAGGCACCCGCTGATGTTAGCAGAGGCGACTTTGAAGAAGCCACTGTTGGTACTGATGTTGGTATTCCTGAAGTTGATGTTTCCCTGAATTCTGAAGCGATTGTCGCTAAGACTCGGAAACTGAAAGCTATCTGGACGCCTGAATTCGCTCAAGACCTTAACGCCTATCATTCAATCGACGCAGAAGCTGAATTGACTTCTATGTTAAGTGAATATATTTCGATGGAAATCGATCTTGAAATACTTGACATGTTGATCAAAAATGCTCTTACTACAGAGTATTGGTCAGCTAAAGTTGGTTTTGAATATGATGGCGCAGGTGGAGCAGAATCAGATTGGGCCGAAGTTTCTGGAGCATCTAATGCATATACTAAAGGTGACTGGTATCAGACACTTGGTATTAAAATGCAGAAGGTCAGTAACAAGATTCATCAAAAAACCTTGCGCGGTGGAGCAAACTTTGCAGTTTGTGGTCCAGACGTTGCAACGGCAATTGAATCTATTCCTGGCTATGCCTCAGATTCTGATGGTGACTCCGCAAGTTTCGCAATGGGTGTGCAGAAAATTGGAATGCTCAACAATCGTTGGACAGTCTATAAAAACCCTTACATGCTACAGGATACAATCCTGATGGGCTTTAGGGGTGCTGCATTCTTAGAAACTGGCGCTGTATACGCACCATACGTGCCTCTTATCATGACTCCTCTGGTATACGATCCTACAAACTTTACTCCACGTAAAGGTGTAATGACTCGTTATGCTAAGAAGATGGTAAGACCTGAATTCTATGGTAAAGTTGTTGTTGCTCATAGTAACCACATCTAAATCTTAGATTAGATCGCTAAGCAAATTAGGGGATGGATATTTTATATCTGTCCCCTTTTTTATTGTATAAGATATTTATTATTGAATAAAGCGCTTTAATGTTACATAGGAGAAACAGCCATGGCTTTAAAATGGGATGGTAACCCGGGAGCAATAGATGGAGCTACTCCGTTTGGATTTTATGATGCAGAGACAACATATCAAACGGATGGGCCAAAGGTTGCTACGTGGTGTGCCAATAGATTGGGATATCCAATACAGGATGTAGAATTGATTTCTGGATCTTTTTATTCAGTTTTTGAAGAGAGTGTAACAGAATATTCGTCCCAAGTTAATCAATTCAATATTAGAGAAAACATGTTAGCACTATCTGGTGCAGAAACAGGTTCAGATTTTACACATAGAGAAATATCACCTTCATTAGGAGGAATGATAACTACAGCTGAAAATTATGGTACTGAAGCAGGATCTGGTGGAAATGTAGACTGGAAAAAAGGATCAATAGATGTAGTTTCTGGATCGCAAGATTATGATTTAGATGCATTATGGGCAAATGTTTCAGAAAGTAGTGCTGATATAGAGATAAAGAGAATTCATCATGAAGCACCTCCAGCTATAGTTAAGTATTTTGATCCATTTGTTGGTAGTACATTTGCAAATCAAGGAATGTTGGACATGTTTGGATGGGGTAATTATTCCCCGGGCGTTCAATTTATAATGTCTCCACTGTATGCAGACATACTTAGATTGCAAGCTATAGAATTTAATGATCAAATTAGAAAATCGGGATATAGTTTTGAATTGATTAATAACAAATTAAAAATCTTTCCAATGCCATCAGCCGATATTAAACTTTGGTTTGAATATATTGTAACGAAAGATAGATCTAATCCATTAAAAACAGCAGCAGGCAGAGCTTCTGATTATTCAAATGTTCCATATGCAAATATGAAATATACAGATATTAATGATGTTGGAAAGCAATGGATAAAGAAATATACTTTAGCTTTATCTAAGGAATTATTAGGCTCAATACGAAGTAAGTATGCAAATATTCCTATTCCTGGGGCTGAAATAGCATTAAATGGTGCAGATTTAAAACAAGAAGCTCAAACAGAAAAAGACGCATTGGTAGAACAATTGAGAGAAAATTTATTAGCAGCAGCAAGAAGGGCGCAATTAGAAAAAGATAAAGAAGAATCGGAAAATCTTATGGAAACTCTGAAGAGAGTACCATTAAAGATTTATATTGGATAGTTAAATGGCACAATTTGTTAGTCAAAGAGATATAGACTTTTTTGATGGATTAAATTCTGAATTAATAGATTCTATTATAGATACTAAAATTAATGTTTTTAAAGTATCTCTTCACGATACAGAAGTTAATTTATATGGTGAATCTATGAGTAAAGTTTTTTTTCCAGGTGTAACTGTTGGGTGTTTGATTACACCAGAAGATTCAGCGGTAGCTATAGTAGAGTATGGTCCAGATATTGATCAAGCAGCTTCTTTTGCATTTCATAGAAAGACATTACAAACTCAGAATTTATATTTAGAAATTGGTGATGTAATAGAATGGAATAGTGGATACTACGAAGTAAATAATATTGTTGAAAATCAATTTATAAGTGGACAATCTACTCATAGTCATTCAATATTATGTACAACTCATTTAACTAGAAAAAGTAAGCTTAAGTTAGAACAAATTCGTTCTGGTGGAACATTAGCAAACATATAGGATAAAAAATGGCTCACGGAAATAATATATTAGCAACAGTATTACCTAAAAGTCAGTATGAGATATCTACTGGTAAAATAAAGGAAACAAATAGAGCTAAAATAAGATCTAGAAAATCTGATACGTTAGGAGATTATTCTGTTGGTTTTTATCAAATAGACGATGCTATAAAATATTATTTTGATAATGTTATTAAACCAACAGTTATTGAAGATGAAGAGATGATTGCAGTTCCAACAATATATGGTTCTCCTGAGCGTTGGAAAGCTATGCAAAGAGATGGGTATTATAGAGATACTAAAGGAAAAGTTATTCTTCCACTTATAATGTATAGAAGAAGTAGTATTACTAAAAATGAGGCTATTCCAACAAGCGCTATGGATGCAAATAATCCACAATTATTTTATACTTTTCAAAAAAAATATAATAAACTAAACAAGTATGATAAATTTTCAGTTTTACAAGGAATAAGTCCATCACAAGAATTTTATAATATTATTATGCCAAAATATGTTACATTAACGTATGAAGCAATTGTTTTTACTGAATATTTAGAACAGATGAATAAGATAGTAGAGGCTATTCATTATAGTGAAGGTGCATATTGGGGAGACGAAGAGAAATTTAAATTTAGATGTAATATAGAAAGCTTTGATAATGCAGTAGAAATGGACGCTGCAGGAGATAGATTAATTAAAACAACATTCAATATGACATTTTTAGGATATATTATTCCCGATTCTATAAATAAAGAAATAGGTTTAGAAGATCCAAATCCAGTATCATCATATAGTCCATCTTCTGTTTTTATATCTGCAGAAGTAGATAATGTTTCATCTCAATTTACAGTTGCTCC